TTCGGAAATAGTAGACTTAAAAATTTTATATGTTGAACTTGATTCGTATGTTTATTACAATCCAGCACAAATCTCCTCAGATATTAATTTAAGAAGTAATATCCTAAGTGCATTAAAATTATATGCTGATAATATTGAGATTAATAAATTTGGTGGAAGATTTAAGTATAGTAAAATTAATCAATTAATTGATCGAGTTGATAATGGTATTACCTCTAATATTACAAGAGTGATTATAAGAAGGGACATAAAAGCACTTCTTAATCAGTTCGCACAATATGAGCTATGTTTTGGTAATCGTTTTTATATTAATCCAGCAGGGTTTAATATAAAGAGCACTGGTTTTACATTAACTGGGACTACAAGTATTGCATATCTTACAGATATTCCAAATAAAGATGCTGCAGGTAATCTTGACGGAAGTATGAAAGGAACAATAAGTGTTATAACAAAAAATAATAAAAATCAAGAGGTTGTTTTGATAAAAGATGCAGGTGGTGTTGATTATAAAAAAGGAGAAGTTATATTGAACACAATTAATTTTGCATCTACAGCCAGTGAAAACAATATTATTGAAGTTCAGGCATACCCTGAATCAAATGATGTTGTTGGATTAAAAGATTTGTTTGTCAGTTTTGACGTTGCTAATACCTCCATAAATATGGTGAAAGACGTTATTGCATCAGGAGAAGATGTTTCAGGTGTTGTTTTCACTAGAGATTACTTTACCTCAAGTTACTCAAATGGAGTTCTAGAGAGGAAATAATTTATGTCACAATTTGACAAAAGAATAAAGGTCAATACAATAATAGAAAATCAGTTACCTGAGTTTATACTTGCTGATTTTCCAAATGCCACAGAATTTTTTAAGCAATATTATATTTCTCAAGAATTTCAAGGAGGACCAAGTGATTTAATTAATAATTTTGATCAATATCTAAAGGTAGATAATCTCGTACCAGAAGTTGTTGTTGGGATAACTAGTATCTCTGCAGAGATATCATCTACAGATACCACAATCACAGTTCCTAACACTAAAGGTTTTCCAAGCGAATATGGTTTATTAAAAATAGATGATGAAATAATATCTTATACTGGTATCACATCTACTTCATTCACAGGTTGTATTCGTGGTTTTAGTGGAATCACTGGGTATAACGTAGGAATATCATCATCACTACTTGATATAAACAAAGAAACCTTAAAGTTTGAAAGCACATCTGCAGATTCTCATGTTTCTGGTTCGTCTATTACTAATCTTTCTGTATTATTTGTTCAGGAGTTTTATAAAAAATTAAAGAAAACTTTTTTACCAGGTCTTGAAAATAATAATTTCGCTGAAAATCTAGACGTTGGTAACTTTATAAAGTTTGCTCGTTCTTTTTATCAGTCAAAGGGTATTGAGGAATCAATAATAATTCTCTTCAAGGTTTTATATGGAGTTGATGCAAAAATATTAGATTTAGAAAATAATCTTATCAAACCATCAAGTTCGGAGTTTATTCGTAGAGAGGTGGTAGTTGCAGATCTCGTATCAACTGGAGAACCACAAAATTTAGTAGGTCAAACAATATTTAAATCTGATGACTTAAACACAAGTGCATCAGTATCTGAAGTAGAGATATTTACAAGAGATGGAAAAACATATTACAAATTATCCTTATTTGTGGGATATAATGATAGAGATTTAATTCAGGGTATATTTACAATACCTGGTAAAACAAAGGTACTTAGTGAATCACAAATAAATGCAAGTATCATTTCTGTTGACTCAACAGTAGGATTTGGAACGACTGGTACTATTATAAGTGGAAACAATACAATTGATTATACATCAAAATCAATTAATCAATTTTTCGGATGTACAGGAATTAACGTTGGTATTAATACTGCAGATGACATAAGAGCAAACGAAACTATCTTTGGATATGAAAATGGTGACTTATCGAAGAGAGTTGATTTAAGAATAACTGGTGTATTATCTGAATTAGTTCCTATATCAGATATTAATTTGGTTAATGAAGGTGAGAATATATTTGTAAAAAATGTTGGTGAAAAGATAGACAATAATAACTCAAGTTATAAAGAAATTTTTGCTAATTCTTGGAAATACAATACAAGTTCAAGATTTCAAGTTGAGTGGACAGGAACTGGAACATTTGTACTAAAAACACCAATTGATAAGTCATCATTGAAGAAGGGTGATTTGTTTGAGATATTAAAAAGAAATGAACAAGTGGTTATTGGTGAGTTTGATGTTGGTGCTATTAATATAAACCTAAATCAGATTAGTGCTGGATCTCTAAACTATCAAAATTATCAATCAAACGAAACATATGATATTCGTAGGGTTATAGAGAGAGCAAATAGTTCATCAATCTCTATAAACGGAGGAAATGAAACTTTAATATCTGATGTACTTAATGTTTACACTGATTCAAGTATTGATGGATATGTTGCATCTAACTCTCTACCAAGTTATGACATAGGGTTAGAAACTACAAAAGAAAGTATTGCAGGAGCAGCGAAAACAGCAAACTTTGATGGGCAAAACCCATTGAATGATTTGTTTAGTTTTATTCAGTTTGTTCCACCTGCAAATAAAAGTATAAAACTTATACAAGGTGATGCAATCGTATATGAACCTGATGTTGAAGAAATTGTAGGATTAACATCTGGAAGAGTATATTATGTTGATCCACAACCAGAACCTGCAGGATCACAAATAACAAGAATTGCATTATACAATTCAAGAAGTCAGATTGGTTCAGCAAGCACTGTACAAGTTGGTCTTGGTTCTTTAACTACTGGTAATCATGAATTTATTTTACAAAGACATGCTAATCGAAATTTAGATGCTGATAAAATTTTAAGAAGAATTCCTTTATCACAGAATTTATTTGTATCATCTAATCAAGATGAAACTGTAAATGATATTGGTATTTTAATTGATGGTGTGCAAATACATTCTCCAGTGTCTGATGATAATATATTCTTTGGTCCTTTAGAAGATGTTGAATTATTAAATGAGGGAGAGAACTACGATATTGTCAATCCTCCTGTTATAAGTGTAGAATCAAGTTCTGGTGTTACAGCATTAGTGGAACCAGTTCTTTCAGGAAGTGTCGAAAAAGTATTTGTAGATCCACAAGAGTTTGACATACAATCAATTACGAATATCTCACTTACTGGAGGTAATGGTAGTGGGTGTGAATTAGAACCTGTTCTAGGATCTAGATTTAGAGATATATCATTTGATAGTAGAGATATATTTTTTAATGGTGGTATTGATATTAACGATGAAACTATTACATTCAAGACGGAACACAATCTTGAAAATGGTCAAAAAGTATTTTATAGGAATGAGGGAAATCCATCTATCGGTATCGGCACTGACAATTTAAATACAATTACTGGAACTTTATCTGATGGAGATCCATATTTTGTTAGAGTGGTTAATCCTACAACTGTCAGAATATTCAACAATAAATCTGATGCGTTATCAGGTATCGCTGGTATTAATACAGTAGGATTAGCAACTGATACAGCAGCTAGTGGTATTCATAAGTTTAGAACAGAATCAAAAAATACTCTTCTCAGTGTCAGAGTAATAAATGGTGGTTCAGGATATCAACACAGAAAATTAAGAGTAAATCCTACAGGTATATCTACATCATTTGATACTATAAATTATGTTAATCATGGATTCTCTCACGGTGATTTAATTGAATATTCCCCTACAGTTGGACTTGGATCAACAACACCAAATGCAATACAAGGATTAACAACAACCTCATCTTATTACGTCTTTAAGTTAGACGATAATTCATTTAAATTATCAGATGCAGGTATAGGTGCAACAATAACTTCTAATTTTAGTAGAGGTAAATTTATAGATTTAAGGTCAACTGGAACAGGATATCAAACATTTACATATCCAGAAATAAAAGTTAACGTAGAAGTCTCATATGGATCTACAGTAACTGGAACAATTAACTTTACTCCAATAGTAAGAGGTTCATTCACTGGTGCATATTTGTATGAAGATGGTACAAATTATGGTTCTAGTATTCTTAACCATCAAGTAAAACCAGATATATCCATACAAAGTGGTAAAGATGCTGAATTGAGAGCAGTTATAAGCAATGGTAAAATTGAAGATGTAATAGTTACTAATCAAGGGTCTCAATATAATTCCATACCAGATATTGAAGTTATCTCTACTGGAACTGGTACAGGAGCGATTATAAGACCCGTCATAACAAATGGATCAATAACAAGTGCGATAGTAATTAATAGTGGTATAGGATATGATAGTTTAACTACCGAAATACGTGCAAAAGACACAGGTAAGAACGGATTATTTGGTGCTAGAGTCAGAGGTTTAACTGTTAATACAACTAATAGATTTGGTGATGAAAACTTAACTTCAAGAGAAAATTCTCTTACATTTGCAATATCAGGGTATTCTCAAGCAACAGCATTAAATTTAGAAGAAACATTTGATGAAAAGGCAAATGGAGAGTTTGATAAGATAACAAGTCACTCACCCATTATAGGTTGGGCATATGATGGCAATCCAATTTACGGACCTTTTGGATATACAGATCCAGATAATATTAATTCAGATCTGAAAATATTAACTCCCTCTTATAAAAAGGATGTTACAAAAGTTGAAAATCGTCCAACTGGGTTTAGTGATGGGTTTTTTGTCGATGATTATTTGTTTGATGGTAGTGGTGATTTAGATATTCATAATGGCAGATTTGGTAAAACACCTGAATTTCCAAATGGTATCTACGCTTATTTTGCTTCAGTAGGTTTAAGCACTTCCACTAATAAACTTGAAGGACAATATCCATATTTTATTGGAAAAACTTTTAGATCACCTTTAATAAATGACAATCTCATATTAAATCATGATTTTGATTTTAATGAATCTAATTTAATAAGAAATACTAAACCTTATAATGTGGGTGAAGAATTTGCAGATAATGATTTTATTGAGGAATCAAATGAATTTATTAGACAGATATCTAACATAGAATCTATAAACAAGGGTGGTATTGATAATATTAAAATTTTAGATGGAGGTCAAGGATATAAAGTTGGAGATGTCACTTCATTTAATCATGATAACACTGAGGGATTTGGATTTAGTGCAGAGGTTTCTGAAATAGTAGGTATTGGCATATCAAATATCGAAACTAATCTAACACGTTTTAATAATGCTATATTTACTTGGAACAATTATGGGGAAGTTCAGGTAAATATTTTACCATTTATTGAACTTAATAATCAAGATTCAGTCTTTATATCAGGATTGAGCACCTCGATACCTGCATTAACAGATTCATTTAAGATCGGTATAAGCACAGATAGTGTTTTACTAGGAAAAGCAATGGAAACTGGTGATGCTAGTGGTGTTGTTCAAGATATATTTGTTAATAAGATTCCAAATACAGTTTCAATCGGTGGATCAATAAGAATTGGTGTAGGTAACACAACAGAAATATTAAAAGTATTAAATGTTTTTAACACAAATAAAGTCATAAGAGTATTCAGAAATGTTGGAGCAGCACATACTTTTGGTTCTAATGTAGATATATTAAACAATAGGTTTACTCTTCCAGTCAAAGTAAACAAATTTGAGTCAAAAGTAAATGATACTGTTTACTTTAATGGTGTTCAAGCTGTAGGTGTAGGAACTGATAAAGTTGGATATTCAACTAATTATTTTGTAGGTGAGACTGTCAAACAGATTGCAATACCTGAAAGAGCAATTTATTTACCTAATCATCCATTTACTACTGGTCAGGAAGTCACTTTAACAAGACCAAATGTATCTAACGCTGAATTTGATGTATCACCTAACGATAGTGCTACTGGTTCATTTGAGTTACCATTCAGTGGTCAAACATCAACTAATGTATTCGTTATTAAAAAAGATGAAAATTATATTGGATTAGTTACGACAAGGGCAGGTGTAGCAAATACAAGTGATGGTTTATATTTCTTAGGAAACGGAGTATCTGGAATTGGTTCAGGATTATACAATCTAACATCATTACATACACAAGTTCTTGGTGATGTTGATAAAGTTATTAGTACTGTAACGACTAAAATTGGAGCAGCAGATACAACAACTCACAACTTACAAAATGGTGATGTTGTAAAAATGAATGTAGTTCCTAATTTAGCAGTTGGTATCGGAACTACGACTCCTATTTCAGTAAGATACAATTCTGAATTTGAGAAATTAATTATAAACCCAATAACATTTGCAGCAGCAGATGTTGAAACAAATCGTTTAGATCTAGCTGATCACGGTTTTGCAACAGGTGATAAAGTATTATATGATGGAGCAGCAACAGGTCTTTCAACAGGTTTATATTATGTTTATAAAGTTAGTGATAGACGTATAGAATTAGGTGAGACTCTTAAAGATGTTTCACAGATTCCAGTACAAACTGTTTCAATTACAGCAAATACAGGTGGTGCAAATCAATCAATTGCTCCAATTAATCCAAGAATTACAGTTGTAAAAAATCAACAACTCACTTTTGGACTATCAAGCACGACTTTAGCAGATTTTGACTTTAAAGTATTTTATGATAAAGAACTTACAAATGAATATTTAAGTTCACAGGATACAACTGATTTTAATGTTACTGGATTAGCAACAGGGGGTGTTGTTGGTGCAGCTATAACTGTTAGATATTCTGCCTCATCACCAGATAGATTATATTATGGATTATCAAAAGGTGGATTCATAAGCACATCAGATACAGATGTTCAGAATTATTCAGAAATATTATTTGTTGACAGTGTTTACAATGGCGAATATAAAATATCTGGAGTTACTTCTGAAAGTTTTAATATTTCACCAAGAATCCCAGAGTTGTTTAGATATGCTGAAACGGATTGTGAAAAACTTGAGTATTCTACAAAATCAAAAAATGTCGTAGGCACTATCAAAGAATTTAAAATTTTATCATCGGGTTATAGTTACAAAAAACTACCACAATTCAATCAAGTTATAAGCACAAATGGAACTGGTGCAAATATTAAAGTAGAATCTAATGATGTAGGTAGAATCAAGAAAGTAAGAATTATTGATATAGGTTATGAATATTCATCAGATAAAACATTAAGTCCAGAAGCGTTTATTGCACCTGTTGT